TGGAGGACATGATGAAGTTCAACCGTGCCCACCCCGGATATGCGATTACAGCTAAGACGGTGCAGAATTCTATGGCTCAGCACATGAGAACAACCCAGTCTATGTACCACGGCGTTACCTTCAGTAAAGGTATGCGCAACGAGCTATTGCAGAACGCTTCGGAGTTTGACGAGGATTAAAAAAACCCCTGCTTTTTACGGCAGGGGTTAAATCCTTTTCCAAGGAGAACGAAGACAGGGAGACTGTCAAGCGGATAGTATCACAACCGCCGCCAAATGCGAACCCCCCAGCGCCCTTTATCAATACCGGGCCTGTAGTGCATAACCCACCCCCACTCACTTGTTAGCTCGTGTACTTGCCGCACAAGTTCCAGCGTGTTTATACAGGGGATGAACACCGAAGAGTCCACCGGAAACTCATCCCAACGGACAACAATCCGCACCCCATCGGGTGCGATGTCGTTAATCCTAATCCTGTTTTTCGAACAGCGCGGCGGTTGTCGCCATAATTTGCTCAGTTTCATCGTTCAAAAACCCTGTGCAGTCCAGTATTAAAACGTCGGTCGGGGGTAGGTTTACACGGGTGCCTTTGCCAAGCCTAGCTTTGGTCTTAATCGCCTTTGTACTTCCCGTCTTAAGCCCGTCCACAAACCCTGCATAGTTGATCTGCTGCTTGCCGCACCACTCTTTCAACGGCTTAACCAGCAAGTACAGCTTCTTAACGTCGTATTCATACCGCGCTACGAGTTGGCCTCGCGGTACGCCGTCTGGTTGTACGAGGTGATCCAGCATGCCAGCGGTAGTTCTTGAGTCATCAGTTGACTTAATACGGAGCATGTTGTTGTAGTTTTCTGCCATGTAGTCGGTCAGTTGGGACTCAACACTCACGTTCATCTCGCTAACCATAGCTTTGGCATCGGCCATAACTTTGATAATCCACTGCACAATCGGCGCAATTTTCCAATCAATCAGTCCCGCCTTTTTAGCTACCATCAACGCTGCAATATCACGTGAGGCCAAAGCAGACCAATATCTGTTTTCAGCGGAAAGCTGCGATTCTGTATCCAGTCTCTTCTGTACCGCCTTGGTAAGTTCGTTAACTGCATCCAAATTATTCAGGATGTACTGTACAAAAATCACACCAGCATGCCCGTAGTTGTCTTTTATAGCGGCGCTAAATACGTCGGTCTCAGCCTTGGTTGCAAACTTAACGGGCTCAACACGGCATTCAAGTACCCGCTGGGCTTCGGCTTGTGGCAGTGCTTTGTACAGTGCGATACGCTCTAGCATTGAGGTGTTACCCGTTGTGCCAAACAAAGTCTTCCAAGGCTTGCCTCGAACGCGCTCTACGTTACCCTTTGGCCCCATACGATTACGCTGCAAGCCACTAGGAAGTTGGTACGCCCAATCCGACAAGTCTTTTGGACTAGTGTTGGTCATCTCGTCCATATAGCAGACGATGTTCTTATACACCTCGGCACGATTCATTTTTGAATTGAACGTGTCTCGCTCCTGCATGACCAACAGATCGGGATCGCCCCAAACGGATGCACCTGCGTACATCGCCGTGGTCTTGCCCAAACCGGAGCCCTTACTCCATGCATGGAAAGCGGCAGCATTGATAGGCTGAAACTCCATTAAGACAGAACCCAACGACAACCCAAACATGAACTGATGCAACTCCATATTCGGCTGGTTGTAAAACTGCATGGTTTCTTTCCACTTCTCCAGCGTACCCTTAGTCTTAAAGATCGGGAACAGCCCTACGGTGGCAGAAGAGGGTGAACTTATGTCCACTCGGTCTTTAAAAATTTCCATGTTGCCAACAACAAACGACTCGTGGGATGCGTCTTTCCACCCAAACTGCCGGCATGCTTCGTCCGCCTCGGAGGTGAACTGCAACTCATTAACCCATTTCATTGTGTACTCCATAAGTTCTTGTACGTTAAGAACAGCCACGCCTTGTGAGGCAAGTAGCTTGCGAAATTCGTCTTTTGTACCCACTGCGGTGAGGGGCACCATAAATTCTCGAACACCATCACGGGGGAGGTGCAACCGCATCACCACAGACTCCCCAATCTCGGGGTCAACTATGCGCCGGATGACATACAGGTCGTTGAAATAGATCAACTGATCTTTGTCCTCCCCGTCTTCGTTTTTGCTGTGCTTAAACACGCCACCATTCTTACCCCTAAAAAACGGGTGTGGATACTTGGGTATCACGTATGCACGGGGGGTAGCCGCCGGTACGCCCAAGGGTTTTTCAAAAACTAAGTTGTCTGACTCTTCAGCTTCCTGAACTTCTCTTCCGAGGGCTATAGGAGAACTGATCTTGCCCCAGTGCGGACACTCATGACAAACACCCCCACGGTACTCGTCAAACCTGCTGCACAAGTACGGGCCTTTAATCAGGTCTACCTTCTGCTCGGTGCTCTCAAATGTGTACTCAGGATGCTTTGATGAGATCTTATGGATTGCTTTACCGCCATCAACACAAAATTTAGCTATCGACAACCCAGCCCTCCACAAGGGCTCTGATATGTTTGTTTGGTTGTTTATTACTTCCTTAAGTTGTTCACACCCAGTACCCTCAACGGTCTTGATCAGGATGGTCTTAAACCTGCTGATGTAGCTACCCGACAGGGCTTGCATCATTGCATCCTGCTGTCTAGGTACGTACTTCCTAGGTGGGGTCATCACCGTTGCGTCGTCCCCTATGATGCTACAGAACGTGTCAAAGTCTACGGGTATGCCGGGCTCCCCAACCAGTACGACAGGTGCTGGAGGGTTAGACTTGTGGTTGCTTGTATTGGGTACTCGTAGCACACGGGCCGCATCCGCTGGCACAGCAGGGTCTATCCGTAATCCTTTGGACTTGCACAGCCGCTTAAATTGTTCGGCAACATGCACCCAAGTTTCTCTAGCTACGGGGGTGGTTAGCGGCCAATACACGTGTATCCCACGACCGGAATTTATAAGCGTCGGGCGTGGTAGTTTTAGTTCTTTACAGAACATTCGTAACGCGCCTAGGGCTTCTGCCTGTGTCGCGTAGTCTTTATTTGGCCCACAGTCTATGTCTAAGAAGAATGACTTAAGCTGCTTTACGTTAGGTGCCTTGCGAGATCCAGCCTCTTCAAAAGTACCCAATGCAAAATAAGCGTCAAACCCTTCTGCGTTTAGATTGTGCGCAGCATGGACGGCGGTATCGAGGTCGGTGTAAAACTTCTGAATCTTGCGTTCATCGGATAGCCGATTAGCCCAGACACAGTAGAAACCTTCGCCCCCCAGTACCGACTCCAGAAATGTTTTTGTTTCCATAGCCGCCAATAGTTAAGGTTAAAGAGATGACTGAAAAGAAAGGGTGGGGAGCGACCCCACCCCTAAAAAGAATCAGTCGTCCCAATCGCCAACTATGTCGCTCAAATCAGACTTCTCTTCCACCACAGGCGCGGCTTTCTTCGTAACCTTAATCGGCTCGGCTACGTCTTCAATGTCCACAGGGGCGGCTGGTTTCGGCGCGACCTTGGCAACGACCTTCTCGTATGCAGGGGCGTCTTCAGTCCGCATCAACTCACCCATGGGCAGGGCAGCTTTGGGTGCAGGGATTACACCGTCCATCTGAGACACGTTCAATGTGATTGCCTTAATGGTGTCGGGGTGGTTTTGCAACTTGACTGCAATCGCCAACTCGTCGTCTTCCAAGGGGCGCACAGGGCTGAACACCAGCTTAGGTGTTGCACTGTCAATATCAAAACGCATCTCTGTCAGGGCAGAAATCGCGGGGGTGTTGTATGCCTTGAGGTGGCGACCATACGCTTGCAGGGGCATCTTCTTGCCGTCTGCATCACCAAACACTGATGTGGATGGTAGGGTAATTTGATATACCTCACCCCTGTGCAACTCACCATCGAGCGCCACAGCAATACGTTGCTGGAAGCGGCAAGCGCGGCCTTCTCCTTGACCGGAACCCTTGATGTGCTGCTTGCAGTCTTTGCAGAACTTAGCTTGGCGTTGATCTTCGGGTACTGCTTTGTCAGGAGATTGCGTATCACTAGACCAGCATGTGGGTTTCATCTTCTGACCCTTGACATATGTACCTGCAAAGAACATACGGGACACGGGGGCAGCGTTAATCAGAATTACCTTCATGGAACGCTCTTCGCTCACACGAACTTCCTTACCGTTAACGAACTCGCGGAAAGCACCGCCTTCAATACTGATGCGTCGATTACCACCACCGCCACTGCTACCAGCAAGGGTGTTTGTCAGGTTATCTTCAATGCTGCCCATCAATGCGAGGGCTGCGTTACTAGGCTTACCAAAAAGGGTCATATCGTTACTCATCTTCGTTTCTCCTGTTACATATCTTCGTTAGGGTCATTGAAATCCAATTCAAGCTGAACTGGGGTTTTGGGGGCGCTCTTACCTGCTCCCTCCGGCGCTTCCGGTGTCTCTTCAACGTTCTCGTCTGCACTGGCTAAAGCCGCTACAACTTTGGATACATTGAAGCGGTATGTGTTACCAATCTTCAAATACGTATCCTTAGTGATATGACCTTGCCGTATCCAAGAACGTATAGTCGATACCGAAACCGACAGATGTTTTGCCAACTCTTCTATTGGCACGTATGGCTCGTCCATTACTTCCTCCGCACGGTTATGGTGTATTCGCTGTCCACGTTGAGTCCCGGTGGTAGCGTGTCAGGGTTGGCCTCAAGGAACTCTTTGAGGTTTGTTTGGTGTATGCGCTCATGCAGTAGTTGCGGCGCGTTGTGTTCAACGATGAACTTGTGCATGGACTCCCAGTCGTTTGTCCAGTAGTTTGTTTTGACAGTGCGGTAGAACAAGCCTTCGCCAGTACGTACGCTGTCCACGTTTTGCTCCTTGCAGAACGCCAAAAGGGCAAACTTCACTTTGTCCATCTGAGCTTTGAGCTTTTTCTCTTCAGTCTCGTAGGCGACGCGCATCTCATCGTGCTTAGCCTTCATCTTTAGGTAAACCTTAACTAGGGTTTCGGGAGGCACGGTTGTATCAGACGTACCAGTCATCTGCGCCTCCATCTTCTGCACTGTTAAGCGCGACCGCCAGCCCATATGCCTGTTTAGCCTGTTGCATATAGTTCTCAAGGGGTACGCCGTAAGCAGACGCTGCGTCCGCCAAAAGCCTAGACAGCGCGGTAAGAATTAACGGAGGGGTAACCCCACCATCGGCTGAAACTCTACGTACCGCCTGTTTTATGGCGGTGTCTAGATCCCCTAAAACTTTGGCAGACCTAAGCAACTCTTCTGCACGGCGCATTTTATCGTCGGTGTCATCTTCCACTTCGTTCTCTCCGTTGGTTAGTGAGGTGTTTATTATAGTAGCAGTTTTTAACTTACGCAAGTATTTCTTTGTAAAGATCAACTATTTTTGAGTGAACATCAATTTTGTTATCTAATAAGTTGTAAACGTGTCTTTCTACACCAGACCCCGCGAGCTGCACTACTGTAGATGGGTGTCGTTGGCCGGAGCGGTGTACCCGTGCATTAGCTTGGGCGTATGTTTCCAAGCTGGATGTTGGCCCCCACCATACAACCGTGTTCGCTGCGGTAAGTGTTACGCCATGGGCAGCAGATTGGGGCTGAATCACCAGCACTCTCGGGTCGGGCGATTCTTGGAATCGTTTAAATATGTCCGTGCGTTTGTTAACTGGCACGTCCCCACTAATCACTTCGGCGGTGTACCCGTCGGCGTTAAGTTTCTCGTGCAAGATGCTGATGACATGCTTGAACGGTACAAATACCAATACCTTTTGGCTGGATTCGTCAATCACTTCGGTGAGCACGTTGTATCTGTTCTTGATGTCAAACTCTAAGGTCTCGCCACCATCGGAATATACTGCGCCACAAGATATTTGTAAGAGTTTGTTTAAGCCTACAGCCGCATTTATTGCCGTAATCTGTTCTCCCACAGTATGCACAACGAGTTGTTTGCGTAGCATCTCATAATATTTTTTCTGTTGCGGAGTTAATTCAACCTCACGTGTTACATAAGTCATCTCAGGTAAGTCTAAACATTCTTCT